TGACAAACAAACAGGGTGAAAAACCTGTTTCAAAATGTTTGCCTCGGACATCCCCCTTGGAGAAGCAAAAAAGAAGCTTCTCCTCGGTTCGTTTGGTCTTGGATCTTTTATTCAGGATTGAACGAAGCCAGATCACAAAACAGTTCCCCGCAAAAAATGGCAAAAAGCCGTTTGGGGTTACTGTAATGGTCTGGCAATTCAAACGTGACGATCGCGTCCATCGGTTTTGTGAATTGATTAACTTTTCCCTAGCTGGTGAGGCGGCACGGTGGGCCGCCCAACACGAAAAAACCACCCAGGAACTCTTCGCGCTCGCATCCGGTACCGAAATTCAACAACTTCGGTTCCAGGATATTATCGAGCGTGTTGTAGCTGCTCTAGAACCAATCGGTGAAGTCTTCAGTGACTTTACCAAGTGGGAGCACAAAAAAGAGAAATGTTGGATAGTCCTTGTATTGAGGGCTGTTCAGCTAGCTATCGAAGACCGACTTGAGATAACCTTGAAAAAGGACCTCACGTGGGTTCATGCGGTAGGTATGGGAAAGGATTGCGGCCTTGTGCCGGTTTTCTTTTTTGGTCAGTGGAGAAGAGTCATTAAAGTGCACTCGATGAGGTCAAATATCAACCTGTCGAAAAATTCTATGTGCTTTATTCGTTCCCTCTATGAAACAAAGCGATGCTGGCTAGCGATGCCAGACGTCTTTGAAGAGGAAGCAATGGAAAAACACAAGAAGTGCATGACTACTCCAGCGATGAGTACGAGTGAAGCTTTGGAGTTCATTCGATACGTAGTGGATATGGTAGTACCGCCCATTTCGGACGAGGCTTACGCAAAGCCTCCGTCTGAACGAAATGCGGAGGAAGACAGGGTCTTCGTCCCGGGCACAGTTCTACCTACCTACTCCGGATCGTTTGAGACCTCCCGTATTAAGGGAGGAAACCATCGCGCCTTGTCCCACGGTTTTGGCCGTGGCATCGGGATCCCGCTTACCCCGTATGATTTGAAGAAGGATGATTTATTCACCTGCGACTCCAGGCGCGGGGGAGGTTCGAGTGAAGAGGGTCACAACTGTGACCTGATTTGCTCTTGCTCCATCCCCCCCGTTCCGGCGGTAGTTGAGTGGCTCGAGACAGAAATATCTCCAGAGCGACACTGCCGCCGACGCCCCTGGGACGTGGCCAACGAGTATCTAGAGGCATCTTCCCAACTTGATAATCGCGTTAAGTACGTGGCTCTCCCCGAGCCAGGTAAATACCGCATTATCACGAAAGGGAGACAATCTCTGTATACTGGTCTTCAGGTCCTTCAAAAATTTCTATTAGCTAGTTGGAAGCGACTTCCAATCGGTACAATGGTAGATGACATTGAGACTCACATTAATGAGTCCATGCATGGTCCCCGGCCCCCGGTGGGTAAATGGCAGAGATCGCCGCAAGACGTTCTCGACCAGGACAAAGAGATGTATTTTGTAAGTGGCGACTATTCGTCTGCCACTGACTTAATGCACCTCGATGCCACCCTCTGCGCAGTTGACCGGATCTGTGAGAATTTGAGGATTCGCGGCTCGCGAGTCGCAACGGAATTCAGGAGGAGTTTCGAGGGGGCTTATATTGAGTACCCCGACAAAACCACCCACTTGCAGGTGCGTGGCCAATTAATGGGCCACCCCTGCAGTTTTCCGATTCTCTGCATGATCAATCTATCGACCTATTGTCGTATCTATTACATTAAAACTCTCGAGCATCTGAAATCAAGACGGGTGCTGATTAACGGTGATGACATTCTTTTCCAAGGGAGTCTGAGTGCCTCAAATCAGTGGCGAAAGTTCGCTGCTGAGGTGGGGCTCCAGATTAACGAGGAGAAGACCTATAATCATCGCAATTGGCACCTGATCAATTCAGTACTCGGTGATAAGAGGGACACTGTCCCGTACTACGCCAGATCACTGGCGATTGGCCATCGCGTCAAAAGTGAACCTGTCGTCATGGTGAGGACGTTGCCGGCTCTCGAGCGGTTTATCGCGAGATATCCCGTTGAGCGCGGCCGGAAGCGGTTGTTCCGCTTCCTCCTCGCGACGATTCACAAGCGTTTGACGCAAAGCGACTTCCGGTTCAAATACACGGACAAGAATGGAAAGGGTAAGCAAACGGGGAGATTTAGGAGAAATTTCTTCCTACCCCGGCAACTGGGCGGTCTCGGCCTCGAGAACCGCACGGGAGAGGGTTATCACATAACCACTGCTCAGCAGAAGCTTGCTACTTACATTCTTCGTGATGATCCGGGATTCATCGGTTTCCACGAGAAGATCGCTGAAGCCCCCGTGGCCTGCGCCACGGCTATTCAGAAGATCCACCAGATGAAACCGGCTGTCGAGCTTTTACTCGATAGCGAAGGCCACCATATTGAGGGGCCTCTTCGAAAGAATGAGGATCCCACCCTCCTTATGGACCAATACTTGAATCTTGCACTTGGTTCAACCCAGTGGTTGACATCGACCCCCTGGGAAGATGACAACAAGTACAGGATGCGGGTGATGGATGTACC